GGCGGCCTTCGCCGGCTGCCGCAACTCCCACAAGGAAACGCGATCATGACGACCAAGAAGACCACCGCCAAGGCCGACCTCTCGAAGAGCTACGTGGCCGCACTCGACACCATCTTCGAAGGCAGCCCGGTTCGTGAGGGTGTCCCCGTCAGCGTGAGGGGTATGGCCGAAGAGCGCGTCCAGGAATACCTCGACGCCGGCCTGATCGAGCTCCCGGACGAGCCGTCGAAGGAGGCCGTGGAAACGAGCAAGCAGCTCTCGGAAGAAGCCGCAAAGATCGACACCTCCGGTGACAAGCGCACCGAAAAGTAGGGGCAGGCAATGGCACTCTTCAACCGCCTGGACAAATTGACGAGCCGGGCGGTTGATACCGTCAACGCCACCCGCTTCGTGCTCACGCCGATGACGAGCACGCCGAACGGTCGCACCCAACGCGACGCCAATCGGCAGATTATCGATGGCCGCGGCATCTTCGACTATGCCGAGATGGAATATGGCGTGCAGCTCGGCGTGCGCAAATCTTACCGAGAGGGCAATGACCTTCGGTCCGTCCAGTCTGGACGAGATCCGCAGCTGTCGGTTGACCGCAAATATTTCGGAAGCTTGTCCGAGGAGGCGCTGCAGGGCGACATCGTCAAGTTCCCGGATGACCCCCACCTTCCAGATTTTCAGGTGACGAAGGCGCAGCGTGACGGGTTGACCCGCATAAAGCTCGACCTCGTCCAAATAGGAGGACAGGCATGAGCCTGAACCGCTTGGTAGCGCGGCTCTCCGTCGTGTCCGCCCTGAACAATTACCTCACGGCGCCCTGGCCGACGCTGGCCGGCCCGAACATCTTCGACTCCAAGATCGAGCCGGTCGAGGATATGAAGCTGGACCGCGCGTTCCCGTGTGCCGTTGTCTACACCGACTACGACAAAGACCATTGGGCGAAAGCTGACAGCGATCGCAAGCACCGCCTCATGACGGTCACCATCGAACTGCTGATCGTTCAAGTGGCGGAGCAGATCGAGACAGAAGGTCAGCCGACTCGCTATCAGCTCGAGACGCCGACCACGGACAGCGAGATCGAAACCTCGCTCGACATATTCGAGGTGCAGATCTTCCGCGCGCTCAACGCCGGCAACGTGGCGAGCGACTGCTTCAACTATCTGTGCACGTCCTACGACAACGTGATCAGCCGCCGCGGTGCATCGATCGAGGGCGGCCAGCGCCTAGCAGCGCGCCAGCTCACGCTCGAAATGAAGACGCCGCGGGACAATATCAAAGGGGTCATCCCGGAGCAGATCGAGGCATTCCTCAACAAGCTGGAGGAGCACGCGGACTACGGCGACCGCGTCGACAACATCCGCGCCATGTTCACCGCTACCGCTACCGAGACGGCGGGGGAGAAGGCACGGAAGGCTTACGGCTATTCGACGGATGTCGGCAGGATGCTCGGCTACGAGCCCGGGCCGGAGGTGCTCCTGCCGGCGAACCTGACCTTCCAGCTCAAGGGAGGATGAAGGCATGAGCTACGAGGTGGTCTTCCGCCGACTGCTGGACCGCATTGAGCTCCTCGAGCGCACCCTTCAGCGTGTCCAGACCCGTCAGAACAGCATGTTCCGTGAGGGCGTTGTCACGTCGGTCGATGCTGAGAACTATACCGCGATTGTCGATGCGCACGGGATTGAGAGCAAGCCCGTCCCTTGGCTGCAGCAGGCAGGCGAGATCAACGAATGGACTCCGCCATCAAAAGGGCAGCGGGTCGTTCTGGTTTCACCCGGCGGCGACATGGGGAAGGCGTTCATTCTCCCCGGGGGCTTTACTGATGAGGTGAAGCAACCGCATGACAAGGGAGCCGAAAAGCGTGTGAAGATCGGTGGATGCGTGCTCACGCAGTCAGCCTCGGGTCTGATCCTCGAGGTCGACGGCACGAAATTCGAGTTCACTGCCGGAGGTTTTAAGCAGACCAACGGCGACCAGATCCACCATGGCGGCAAGCAAGAGCACGACGGCCAGAACGTCGGCAAGACACACGTTCATGGCGGCATCGTTCGCGGCGTCGCGGACACCGACCCACCCCACTAAGGAGACGACCATGAAGACCACCTATTTCGCGACCGCCGAAGGTCACATCCTGGGCAGCTGGCGGAACGCGGGCGATTCCGTCGGCGAACTGACTGAGCGCGAGGCGAAGTATCTGGAGATGCACGGCACAATCGCCAGGACGAAGCTTGAAACCAAGGGCAAACCGCCCGCCCTGGAACCTGACGCGGCAGTGATCGAGCGGAAGACGCGATAATGGCTCGGGTCGGGCTCGACGCCACAACCGGTCGCCTGCTTTACGGGTGGGACCACTGCGTTCAGAGCATCACCAAGATCCTGACCACTGAACTGCGCGAGCGGGTGCAGAGGCGGAGCTTTGGCTCCGTCCTGCCAAGAATGATCGACCGTCCGCAGAACCAGGAGACGGTCATCGACATCTATATGGCCGTTGCTGAATCGCTCGAGCCACGCGTCGTCGAAGGCCACCAAATGGGCGAGCCAGGCTTCGTGCTTTTGAGGACCAGCCTGGATGCTAATGAGGCCGGTCATCTCCTCATGCTCGTCAGCGGCGTGTTTTTCGAGAACGGCCACCTTGGCGACTATAGCAACCCTGCCGCTCGTGAAATCTCCTTCGTGGTCACACAGGACAGTTTGGAGATCGCCGCGGCCTAAGCTCGAAAGGAAGGGCGTTGTCCACTTCGGCGATCGACATAACCAAATTGCCAGCGCCGAGAGTAATCGAAGAGCTGAACTACGAGGCCTATCGAACTCGCGGCATTCAGGAATTCGTCGCCGTGTGGGAGACCGTTCGTGCGGAGAATCCCTCTCTCGGGCTACCATCTTACACGGTTGACGCGCTGGAGACCGACCCCTTCGTCATCCTCAATGAGGCCGAAAGTTATCGCGAGACGCTTCTGAGGGCTCGCGTCAACGCGGCGCTTCGAGCAACTCTTTTGGCGTTTGCCAAGGGTAGCGACCTAGATCATCTCGCCGCCTTCTATGACGTTTCACGAATGATCGGGGAGCTTGACGACAGGTTGGTTGACCGCGTCATACTGGCCATCCAGGGCAGATCGACCGGCGGTACTGAGCCACGTTACAAATTCATCGCCATGTCGGCGGATATCCGCGTCCAAGACGCCATTGTCTATACTGTCGGCCGTAGCCCGCTCATTCACGTCGCCGTTTTTTCCACTGCTCCAGACGGCGTGGCGTCCGCGGATCTGTTGGAGATCGTCAACGCGGCCCTTCAGGACCCAGCAGTTCGAATGGTCAACGACACCATCGTAGTCGCCTCGGCAGTGAAGCAAGTCATCGACGTCGTCGTGGATGCCTGGCTGTTGCCAGACGCCGACGTCGCAACCTTGGACCGGGCTGCCGACAACCTCCGGGCAGCTTGGTCATCCGCTCGGTCGCTCGGCCGCGACTTCACCACCAGCTGGTGGATGGCGCAGCTCATGATCGCGGGAATTCACAGGGTGAAGCCAATCGCACCGTCTGCCGACGTGGTTGTCGTGCCGTCAGAGTCAATTTCGATCGGAACGATCACCCTTAACAACAGAGGAAGGGCTTACTGATGACTTCTTTGCTCCCCCTCAATACAGGATTGTTTGAGGGGGCGCAGGAGAAGGCCCTCCTGCCGAGGTGGCCCCTTTTGGAGGTTGGAGCAGATGCAATTGCTTCCGCAAAGAGAGCCCCTCCGCCTTCCGTCCTGCCATACCTTGTCTACGAATATGGGCTTGGTGAGCTGACGCCCTACGTGCCGAACCTCTACACGCTTGTCGTCGACCGAGAAGGCGTGAATTGGCAGCGCATTCGCGGAACACCGGCGGCCGTCAATAAGGGCCTTGGTTGGCTTGGTTACTCCGCCACGATGGAGGATGCTTGGCACGGCCGTGCCTATTGGAATAGCACCCAACTGCGGTTCCCCGAACTGCCCGCTAACGACAACCTGGATCTGGAGCGGATCGAAGGGATCACTCGCCTTTCTATGCCGCTGCGTTCTCGGCTCCGCCGTGGCGTCCATCAATATGATGTTGGCGCGGTCGAGGCGGACGGAAGCCGGCTCGACGCCAGCATTCTCGATCGGGAGAGTGGCGTTGCCGTTACGGCCACCGGCACGCTCTGGTCGTTCGGTCGCACCACCGAGATCGATCATCTTCTGACGGAGGCCGAAGGCACCGCGATCGGCAATTGGATACCCGAACCAGCGGAAGGTGGGCTGAAATGGGTGGACATGCAATACCCGTGGGTGACCGCGAACTTCTTGTGGGCCGATAACCCGGCTGTACAACGCCGAACACTGATGGCCGCCTGGTTCGCCGCGCGCGTTCTTTACGTCACGTTCCGCGACCAGAGCGGAGACGTCATCGGCCATCGACGTTGCCGTGCTGATCATCCCGTTCGCGAGCAGGTCGAGGGCGCCTACCTAGTCGGCGGCGTGCGCTATCAGCCGCAACCGGGCGCCGCGCGTGTTTACCTCGAAGCGATGACAGATTTCGAGGACGCATTCGACGTCGAAGCGAAGGCCGTCGAACTGACGGTTGGCGCTACCCTGGCGCCTGGCATCAAGCCCGGCCGGCTCTGGCTGCAGCCGGGCGAGCTACTCGGCGGTCACGCGATCGCCGTCACGTCCATTTCCCTGCCGCTGCGCAAGACGGTGCGCGAGCAGATCAAAATCCTCATGAGGTTCTAATGTACGAGCACGCTAGCGGCTTGCCCCACGCCTATGACCGCGCCGCAGGAAAGCCTGAACAGCAGAGCGTCGTTTTTTATGGCGATCGCCCGTTCATTCAGGGCGCCGAGTTGGTCGAGCTTCAGACGATCATCCGTGGTCGCCATGATCGGCTCGGCCGCCTGGTCGCCCGTGAGGGCAACCGGATCGCCCGCGCCGACGCCATCGTCGATATCGAAATTGGGGCCATCACCCTTGCCTCCGGCAGTATCTATGTCTCCGGCGACGTCTTCCCAGTGGGCGAAGCCGTTCTGGAAGACGTGCCAATGACCGGCCGCGTCGAAATCGGCGTTCGTCTGGTCCGCTCTTACGTGACGCACGAGGATGATCCCAGCCTCGTCGGCCTGGTTCCCGGCTCTCTTGCCGAGGGCGAGCCAGGTGCTGCGCGCGAAATCGCCAGCATCTCCTGGGCTCTTGAAGGCGACGACGGTGAAGGGGCCTTCTATTCCGTCTACACCCTGCTCGACGGAACTATCCTCGACCAGACCGGCCCGTCCATTCTGGAGCCGGCCCTTCAGGCAATCGCCGCCTATGATCGCCCTAACGGCAATTACATCGTGTCGGGTTGCCGCGTGACGGCGATCAGCGCCGCCGGCGGCAATCAGATCTTCTCGATCGAGCAGGGCGAAGCTAACATCAACGGCTACAAGCGCACCCGTCTTGCGGCCCTACGGCACACTCAGCCCATTGCTTGGGAAGAGGTTGCCATTCCCGGCGAAACCAAAACCTATGGCGGCGGGGCGAGTTACACGTTCGCGGTCGATTTCGCGCCGATCGGCGTCATTAACTCGATCCTTCTGACAAAGGAAAAGACTGTCACGCTAACGCGGGGCGCGATCGCCAATGGCTCTGACGGTTTGCCAGACAGTAGTGTGATTTCGGTCTCGTCCGTCGTCCAGGGCGGCACGACCTACGTCGCGGCCACCAGCTACAATCTTGTCGGCAACGCGATCGATTGGGCGCCTGCCGGCGCGGAGCCGGCAATCGGCTCGACGTATAACGTTACCTATCGGTACCGTGCTGCCGTCGCGCCCACGGCAAGCACCGACACGACAATCACCGTTTCGGGCGGTGTGGCAGGCGGCGACATCATCACTGCCTACACGCAAAAGCTACCGCGCATCGATCGCCTCTGCCTCGGCCAGGACGGTTCGCCGATCTACATCAAGGGGCTGCCGGCGCGTAGCAATCCGATGGCGCCGGGGGTGCCGAGTGAAATCCTGCCGCTTTGCCAGATCTTCAATGACTGGATGTCACTGCCCGTCGTCACCAATGACGGGGTGCGCTCCCTGCCGTATTCGGAGATGTGGCGGTATTTCAACCGGGTGATCGATTATGAGCGGCTGTTCCAGCTGGAGCGCCTTCGCAACAACATCGACTTTCGGGAGCCGGTCGCCAAGAAGGGGATCTTCGTCGATCCCTTCCTCGACGACAGCTATCGCGATGCGGGCGAGGCGCAGACCGGTGCGATTGGCAATGGCATGCTCCAGCTCGCCATCACGCCGACGTTCTTCACCGGGACGCTCACTGCGCCGGTCATGCTGGATTGGGTTGAGGAAGTCCTGGTCACACAGGACCTGAAGACGGGTTGCGAAAAGATCAACCCCTACCAGAACTTCAATCCGCTGCCCGGCTCACTCCGCCTCACACCGGCTGTCGACTTCTGGACCGAGGATAGAACCGACTGGCTCTCTGCGCAGACCATCGAGTTCAACCGTGGCACTCGCTTCGACGGTGGCCCGCTGCAGACGACAGACACGGAAACCCAGCTCGTCGACCATCGCGTCGAGCAGCTGGAATTCCTTCGGCAGATCCCGGTGGCTTTCACCATCAGCGGCTTTGGCCCAGGCGAAATCCTCCAGACGCTGACCTTCGACGCCATCAACGTCAAGCCGGCGGGAACACAGACTGCCAATGGTTCCGGACAGATCACCGGCACGTTCAACATTCCGCTGAACGTCACCGCTGGCACGAAGATCGTTGCCGCCAAGGGCGTCGGCGGGACGGAAGCCAACGCGATGTTTACCGGACAAGGCACCATCGAGATCGACACCATGCGGCGGGTGACAACGGTCCAAAACTGGACAGCACCTCAGCTGGTTCAATGGGTTCGAGATACCGGAAATAACGGCTGGGACAATAACACCTCCGATGGCACCGGAAGTGCGCCGGATCCGCAAGCTCAGATGTTCGCGGTACCGGAGATGCGCCAACTGGTGGGCGTCGATTTCCATATCTGCCATGTCGGCAACCAGGCGAACCATCTGCTCGTGGACCAGGTATCGATCAACAACGGATACCCGACGACGAACATTGCCGCCGAGGTAGTCGTGCCGATGACAGGTGCCGTCGCCGGCTGGAAGGAGGCGCGCTACAATCTGCCGCTGACCACGCCGGCTGATCGGGCGCATGCGTTCGTCATCAAGACCGATGATGCCGACCATTCCGTCTCGTTCGCCAAGCTCGGCGGCTTTGATGAGACCTTGCAGAAGTTCGTGACCTCGCACCCTTATGTGACGGGGCCGCGTTTCTCCTCGGTCAACGCCCAGACATGGACGGCGCATCAGGATGAGGCACTCGCCTTCAGGATCGTCGCCGCGAAATACCTGGTGACCACGAAAACGGTTCCCCTGGGTAGCTTCGCGCTCAATCAGGCCTCTGATCTTCAGGTCCGAGCCGCTATCGAGCTTCCCGGTCCCGGATGCTCGGTCGTGTTCGAGATCGAGCGCACCAACGGCACGATTTACCGCCTCTTGCCGTTCCAGGTGCTGCAGCTCACTGAGTTCATCACCGAGACGGTGCAGCTGCGCGCCATCCTGACCGGAACAGAAAAGCTTTCCCCGGTGCTATTCGCTCCGGTGCAGCTGGTTGCCGGCAAGATCGGCACGACGCTGACCTACATCACCCGCGCCTTCACGCTGGGGACGGCTGTCCGGTTGACCAGCTACCTGAAGGCGTTCCTGCCGGGCGGCGCCTCGGTCGCCATGCACTATTCCAAGGATGGCGGAGCCTGGACGAGTCTTCCGTTTGTCAGCGCCGACGCCTTGGCGTTCCCGCTGTGGACGGAGCGCAAACATGAGGTGACGGGCCAGACCGGCACTCTGGTTCGCCTTCGCATCACCGGGACCGGAGGACCGGCCGCCCGGCTCATAATCGGCGATCTTGGCGCCGGCATCTTCTGAGGATCGATATGGCAGTCACCGAACACTACGCTATCCCGCTTCCCGACCCGGCCGCCGAGGTTGATGAGGAATTCTATCGCCTGCAGCAGGCGTGGGCGGTCGTCGATGCCGCTATTTGGGCTCTGGCTAATGTCGTCGCCAACAAGGCCAATGCCAGCCACGGACATGGGATAGCTGATATCTCCGGTCTGGTGACGGCGCTTGCCGGAAAGATGGCCGCCACGCAGACGTTCGCGCTCGACGACCTGACCGACGTTAACGGCGCTACGGGCGCGGCAACCAATTACCTTCTGGTCAAGAACGCCAGCGGGCAATGGGTTCCATCTTCGGCTATCGCCGCGCTCGGTACCCATCAACACGCGACGGCCGACATCGTCGGCCTGACTGCCGCGATCAATGCCGCTGTCGCCGCCGTGGTCGCGGCGGCGCCGACGACACTCGACACACTCAACGAGCTGGCGGCCGCGATCGGTGACGATCCGAATTTCGCGGCGACGATAGCCGCGCAGATCGGTTTAAAGGCACCAACCGCGAGCCCGACCTTCACAGGGACGCCGGCAGGCCCTACCGCCGCCGCTGGAACGAACACGACGCAACTGGCAACGACAGCTTTTGTTGCCGCGCTCGGCGCTCTGAAGGCTAATCTGGCATCACCAACATTCACAGGGACGCCAGCTGCACCAACTGCCGCGGCCGGCACTAACACGACGCAGCTGGCGACGACGGCATTCGTCGACAATGCGCTAAGTAAGACGGTCGTCAAACGAAGCGGGCAACTTACACCTTCCCTCGGCGGCACCCTCACTTACGCTCACGGCCTCAGCTACACCCCCGATGAGTATTGGGCGGAGTTGGAATGCATCGCGACTGACAATGGCTGGGCCGCTAGCAACGTAATCAGAGCGCATGTCGACGACAACGGCGGCGGCTACGGTATCGAAGTATTTCGTGACGGCACGAGTGTGTATGGCATCGTCGGTGCAAATGGTATCGGCGTTCATCATAATAAAACGACTGGTGCTGCTTTTGTCCCAACAGTAGCAAGCTGGAGAGTGCGTCTATGTACACGCTGAGTGAAAGGTTCTATCGGGATACAGAGGGGCGTTTTCTTGGCTCCTTCATTGGCGATTGGGTCAAGCAACCGACGCAGTCGGAGCCGCCACCAGATCCGTTGCCGGAAGGATGGGAGCCGCCAGACGAGGTATACGTCGAGGTTTGGCCGGATATTCCTGCCGGGGCTGTCGAGGTGTCACTAGCCCCCGAGCGAGCCGGTCAAATCTACGACCAAGTGGCATCAGTATGGATGGATCCGC